GACCGACAAGCCAACAGGCATATCCATAGGTCCGAAACTAAGCGGCCCAAAGTCACTCCTCGACTGTCGCAAGCCATCGGCAGAAGGCACTCCGAATGTCGCGGCACGATTGTAACCAAAGGGAAGCAGCTGACCTGGAGAGTCAGTTAGCTTCATCTTCTTCGCGGACGGAGGAGAAACAGCCTCCACATCCGAGAACTCTGCATCGGCAAGCTGTGCCTCTACTTCCTCGAGGCGGGACTCCAGAAGATTCAACCGGTGCGCTAGCTGCTCTAAACGCAAGACAAGGACAGAAACCTTCGGCGTGGTATCCATGCGAAAACAAAAACTGGACCACTAGTTAGCTACTCGGGCGTTCGCTGAAAATTCAACGAACTAGGGGACTTCGCTTTTTCGGCGAAAAAGGGAAACGAGGAAAAAGGCCACCAGCTGGCACTTTTCTTTTTCTCGTCTCACGGAAGGCACTTTACTTCTCTCGTTTCCTCGACATGGCCTTCAAACGCAAACGCATGTACGTCCCCCGAACCCGAAAGACCGGATACCGTCTCAGAGGCCGTGGAGCCTACCGCATGGCCTACGCACCCCGAAGGAGAACCCTAAGAGGCCGCGGAGGATATTACTTCAGCGGAGGAGCCTATGCCCGCGGCAAAGTTCCTTACTTAGGACAAGTCGGAGGAGCACTTAACGCTGGATATTCACGAGGCAAGGTCAGCGCACCTAAGCTGCAAGGACTGGGATCCTATAGCGTGTCCAACATCAGGCACAACGTGCTTATAAAACCGGATATCCCGGCCATATACAACACCGTCTACGCAGAAGGCGGGACCATCGTCCGACACCGAGAATATCTCGGGCCCGTTGTTACTTCTTCAGTAGCCGGGGAGTTCAAAATCAACTCCTATCCGCTCAACCCAGCACAAAGCAAGACATTCCCGTGGCTATCCGCTATCGCAGCACAGTTCGAGGAGTACAAACCAAACGGACTCATGTTCGAATACAAATCTACCGCGTCGGACGCTATCGCGTCCTCCACGAACCTGGCGCTTGGACAGTGCATGCTCTGCACACAGTATGACCCGACAGACCCAGAGTTCATCAGCGACGTGCAGCTCCTGAACTACACATGGGCACAGTCGGGCAAAGTCAGCGACAACATCCAGCACTTCGTGGAATGTGACCCTAAGCAATCTCCGCTGAGCCACCTCTACACTCGAGAGGGGGCTCCATCCGACGACGCGGACTTACGATTCTCCGACTTCGGAAGGTTCTCCATCGCGACGTCTGGCCTTCAAGGGACCAACGTGCAAATCGGTCAGCTCTGGGTCACCTACGAATTTATCATGTACAAACCGAAGCTCGGAGACGCCGGCGCGGAAGCAGGAGGGTGGTTCCATTACTACAACGACACAGGCGTTGGGATATCTACCCCGTTCGGAACCGTGACAAGCGGGAAATACGACGACCAGAATAACCTGGGCGTGACGGTCTACAACTCAGGAGGCCACGGGTTCATCGCCTTCGACGGGGTAAACATAAAAACCACATATATGCTAACGGTTTCCTATGACGGATCAGCGGCCCTAGTAAACGGGCCAACATTCGGAGGAACCACAGACTCAGGAATACAATTCGTGGACCTTTCCAAGATGGAGGACGATCCAGAGATTAGATGCCCGGAGGGACTCACAGGAGACATGACAAACATCTGCACGGTGGCCTGGATCGACATCGTCGGGGACGGGAACCCGCATTTAGTCCAACTGGACTTAGGTAACATCCCAGGAGGGCCCCAGATGGACCTGTATATCAGCCAGATCCCATATTATAATCCCCAGTTCTAAGCTGGCAAGTGCAATAAAAGCCCGTTTCCTCGATCTCTTCGTTCACTGGTCTCCTCACATGGACCTCCGGCACATGCTCGCTCGCCTACGCTCCACTCAAGATCTTGGAAACCCTAGGCAAGGGCAAGTACTAGGTGGAACCTCCGGCCAATGGTGCAGGTGATTGGCCTCCGGGTATGCCAAGGCCGCCACGCTCTAAAAAACCATACGGACCGATAAGTCATGGTCCTCAGGGTTGGTCGCTTGGCACACTGGCATGGCACACAAGGGTGTCTATAGGTAATACTAAACTATAGCCACACCTGTGAGACCCTAAGAGCTGAAGACTATAACCTAATGATTAACCCTAAACCCTAAATATTAGGGGAGAGGTGGGCCCGTCGCTGCGCTCCTCGAGAATCATTGTGTGTGTGTGTGTGTATCATTAGGGGTTTGTTACTAGTTAGGGGTATGTAACTAGTTAGGGGAGAGGTGGGCCCGTCGCTGCGCTCCTCGAGAATCATTGTGTGTGTGTGTGTGCTTAAATTAGGGGAAGGTATATGCAGGCAGAACCCCTAGGGACGCCTGCGTGGAGGTCTGAACAGGACCTGCGTGGCGGTCTGAACAGGAGTGCCGGCAGTCTAGAACTGCCATCGGGGACTAGTCTGGTTAGGCGAACAGGGACTGGTTAGGCGAACAGGAGTGCCTGCAGTCTACAACTGCCATCGGAGAACAGGAGTACCTGCATACGTCCTGCGTGCTGGTCTGAAAGAGTCACGCTAGGGTGCAGGTCTGAAAGAGTCACGCACTTAGAACTGGACTGGTTAGGCGAACAGGAGTGCCTGCATACGCTCCTGCGTGACGGTCTGAAGGAGTCACGATAGGGTGCAGGTCTGAAAGAGTCACAGGCAAGAAACTGGACTGGTTAGGCGAAAAGGGCGAGGTTCGGCGAAGGACTCGTTATATCCCACAACGAAAAACGGTCGTGGCACGCGAGGGGGGTATCCCCTCGGCCGTTCGTGATAGGGTATACCTACAACCACACACGACTCGTACTCACACTCACCCAGGCATGGAGTACCCCGACGACTGCGAGATCACCGTGACGCCCTACCGCGGGCTCCGAATAGTCGCGGCCCGCTCCGAGGTTCCGACCCATCCCGGCCCGACCCGCCCGATCGGAACGATTCCGTGGACGGCTCCGATAGACCGGCAGATCGACCTCGCTTCCGAGGCAGGGCACGACGCCCTCTGGATCGACATGTGGGACGACCTGGACGATGACCCGTCGGGGAATTATATTCCTAATTAGGAAAATAAAAAGGATATCCTAAAAACGTCCTTTTTATGTTCCTACACATATGTCCCACAACAAAAAACAGCGGGGAAGCAGGCCAGGGGGATAGGACAAGGCCTGGCACAGCACAGAAGTACGCGCGCTCTGGGTCGACCCCAGCCACGCTTCTACGTATCCGGAGAGTAACTTGATGGATACTGAAGGGAAGCAACGGAAAAGTCGAAACTGGTGTTTCACCATCCATGATTGGGATAAGATGGACCCCCATGTCATCTCTGACATGAAGAGGGAACTAAGTGCGGCCCAATATTGGGTCATGGGCAAGGAGGTGTGTCCCACGACGGGACGCAAGCACCTCCAAGGGTTCGTAAGGTACACCAACGCGGTGTACTGGAGCAGAATCCAGAAAGCCCTTAATGGGACCAAAGCCCATATCGAGTGGTGCCGCGGAGATGCGGAACAGAATGAAAAGTACTGTAAGAAGGACGGTGACTTCGAAGAATGGGGAGAAGCCCCTATTAGCCGTAAAAGGAAAGGCGAGCAAGGCGCCGAGGCCCAGAAACAGAAGTGGGCCAACATAGTCCAAGCTGCCAAAAAAGGCAAATGGCAGGAACTCGAGGATGAGTACCCGCGGGAGTTCATAACATCGTTCCGAACTCTTAAGGCGATGCGCGCCGACAGTATCAACGTTAAGGAGACCATCCAAGGAGAACTTGAGCATGAGTGGCTCTGGGGAGAAAGCGGTGCAGGCAAGAGCAGCCGGGCCCGAAGGGAGCACCCAGATCTCTACCTTAAGGACGTAGACGGTGACACCGCCAAGTGGTGGGACATGTACGATGGCGAGGAGGTCGTCCTGATCGAAGACCTGAGCCCCTTCAACAAGAGCATGACCGACGCCTTAAAGAAGTGGAGCGATCGGTACCCGTTCAAGGCCCAGGTCAAAGGAGCCTACATGCAGATCCGACCTAAGAAGATCATCGTGACGTCCCAGTACCGCATAGACGAGATCTGGGAAGACGAAAAGACCCGGGCAGCACTACACCGCCGCTTCATCGAGATCGAAGTCGACAAGGACGAAGAAGCCCAAGAAAGGCTAGAAGCGGCCAGAGCCAAGGATCAGGAGAAAATAGAGATTGAGGAATAAATAAAAAATTTCTTTTTATTATTCTAAACAAGGCAGGCCCTTGGAAGAGACCAAGGGCTTCCCAGGAGAGACCGACAAGCCAACAGGCATATCCATAGGTCCGAAACTAAGCGGCCCAAAGTCACTCCTCGACTGTCGCAAGCCATCGGCAGAAGGCACTCCGAATGTCGCGGCACGATTGTAACCAAAG